GTCGCATTGATGAAAAAACAATGGGGTATGAACTTAATTAAGTTTAGAGGAACTAAATTACCAGGTGGCATTGAATTGAATGGAAGAGAAATATATGATGATGGAGTAAGAGAGTTAGAAGCATTGACATCAAGAATGGCACAGGACTTTGAAACACCTCCACTCGATTTTATAGGGTGATGAATAATGGCATTAAATCCTTACTTTTTAAATGGTTCAAGAGGTGAACAAAGATTAGTACAAAGTCTAATCAATGAACACTTAAAAATTTACGGTCAAGAAGTAACTTATATACCAAGAAAATTTGTAAATCAATCAACAATAATTGAAGAGGTTACTTCATCTAAATTTGATGATAATTTTTCAGTTGAAATGTATGTAAACACATATGATGGATATTCAGGTGCTGGTGATGTTTTAACTAAATTTGGAATGAGTTTAAGAGATGAAGTTGAACTCACTGTATCAAAAGAGAGATTTGAGGAATTTATAGCACCATTTATGGACTCTTCATTATCCATAGATTTGGCATCAAGACCTAGAGAAGGTGATTTAATATTCTTCCCATTAGGACAAAGATTATTTGAGATAAAATTTGTAGAGCATGAAGATCCTTTTTATCAATTAGGTAAAACATACGTTTACAAACTTAAATGTGAACTATTTGAATATGAGGATGAAATCATTGATACTTCAATTGAAGCGATTGATACTCAGGTTGCAGATGAAGGATATATTGCCACACTCAATCTTGTAGGAGTTGGAAAAACAGCACTTGCTATTCCAGTTTTGGGAACTGGTTATATACGTGAAATATTCTTAAACAATGATGGTTCTGGATTTACGAGTACACCTACAGTATCAATTAGCACTTCACCAAATGGAAATGCACTTGCTAATGCTACTGCGGTTGCTATAACAACAACTAGAGCAAACGTAACATCAGTTGAAAAAATATTGATGACTAACGCTGGATTTGGATATAATACAGCACCAATTATTACAATTACTGGTGGAGGAGGAACTGGTGCTGCTGCGACTTGTTCAATTAACACTGCATCACAAGGTGTTGTAAGATATATTATGACTGATAACGGTCTTGGATTTGGAACTATTCCACAAGTCACAGTATCTGCTCCACCTGCAGGAATTGCAAGTGATCGTGCTGTTGGAATTGCTTCAATTGGTCCTGCTGGTGGTGGATTTAATCGTGTCAATTCAATCTTTGTTCAGAATGCTGGTATTGCATATACATCTCTACCAACTGTAACGATTGCAAATCCTGAAACTATAAGTGGAATAGGGACTTACCACTTCAATGAAGTTATTCAGGGTATGCGTTCAGGAACTCAAGCAAGAGTTAAGAAATGGGATGCTGATACTGGAGTATTATCAATTGGTAACGTTGGGATCGGAGAAACTACAACAGGATTCTTTAGAGGTGAAGATGTTAAAGGACTTACATCTGGAGCGATCTTTAGTGTTTCTCTTTATAATAAGGATGATACCACCGATAAATATAACGAAGGTGACATATTTGAGACGGAAGCAGATGCTATTGTCGATTTCACAGAATCTAATCCATTTGGTACATTTTAATGTTAGGAAATTACTTTTATCACGAAATAATTAGAAAAACAGTTATCGCATTTGGTACATTGTTTAATGATATTCATGTGCGACACGATGATAGTGCAGGTAATGTAATTTCAGAAATGAAAGTTCCCATAGCATACGGACCAAGACAAAAGTTTTTAGCGAGAATACAACAACAACCAGAATTAAATAAAGCAATTCAAATTACATTACCTAGAATGTCTTTTGAGATTACAAATATTTCTTACGATGCAACAAGAAAAGCAGGTATAACTCAAACTTTTAAGGCAGCAGATACTGAAGATGGTAATAAGATGAAAAAGGTTTTCATGCCTGTGCCATATAATTTGGGATTTGAGTTGAATATACTTGTCAAATTACAAGATGATGGATTACAAATATTAGAACAAATATTACCATTTTTTCAACCAGGTTTTACACTATCCATTGATTTAGTTAAATCGATTGGTGAAAAAAGAGATGTTCCAATGATATTAAATTCAATAAGTCAACAGGATGATTATGAGGGTGATTTCTCAACAAGAAGAGCATTGATATACACTTTATCATTTACTGCAAAGACCTTTATGTTTGGTCACATCGCAAAAACTCCAGAAGGACTTATTCGCAAAGTTCAGTTGGATTACTACACAGATACCAATACACAAACTGCAAAGAGAGTACAAAGATATACTGTTGTTCCTAAAGCGAAAAAGGATTATAACGAAGATAACGTTATAGATACTAAAGACGAACCATTCATCGAACCAGGTGATGATTTCGGTTTCACTGAGACAAGCACGTTCTTTGGTGATTCAAAAGATTTTGCCCCAAATAGGGGAGTGGACATCTAATCATGAAAAACTCATATGATTCATTAAATGATACATTCAACACTGACCCTGTTGATGAAACGGCTATTGAAATTGCAAAAGAAGAAAAAAGAAAAAATCAAATTCAAAAATTAACTGATGATGTCAGTAAGGATTATGATTATACGAGAGGAAATTTATATTCTTTAATAGAAAAAGGACAAGAGGCAATAAATGGTATTATGGAAGTTGCAGGAGAAACTGCAAGTCCAAGAGCATATGAAGTTGCAGGACAACTTATCAAATCAGTTGCAGATACCACAGATAAATTAGCAGATTTACATAAGAAAGTGAAAGAGATAGAAGAAGATAACCCAAAAACACAAAATACAGTCACAAACAATGCATTATTCGTTGGTTCAACAAGTGAACTTTCAAAAATGTTAAAAGACGGAATACTAAATAGTAATAACTCTGAATAGTCTGTAATGGCAAAGACTTCCTGTAAAAAGGGACAATACTATTGTAACACTGATAAAAAGTGTAAACCAATTCCTGAAGGGTTTACTGTCCGTGAGGATGGTTTCCTAGTAAAGGAAGGATGGTCTGCAAAATATAAAAAGTCTATTGATTGCAACAACCCAAAGGGTTTTAGTCAGAAAGCACATTGTGCAGGTAAAAAGAAAATGACTGAGGAATCAAATCCTCGCATTGCCCGTAAAAAAGGTCAACCTGCTAAATCAAAAAAACACTCTGATTTATATACAGATGAAGATCCTAAAGGAACTATTCATGGACTTGGTTTCAAGAATGTCGCTACAGCGAAAGCGAGTGTGGCAAAAATTAGGAAATCAAGTAGATCACATGCTCATAAAATTCAAGCAGCAATTGCTATGGAGCAAAGAGCAAGAGTGATGGGTAAA